GCGCAAAACTATTCGCTCTTTAAAGAGTTCAAGATCAGGATCATCAGGGGTCGATTCTTTGTATGCGTGCCTAACGTAACAGCCTCCAACAAAGCAATTGATGATTACTGTCAACGGTTCGCCACTCACATGGTTCCTAAGGAACGATAGTAATGTACCGTTGTAATCAATGTATGCAAAAGCAACATCTGAGGCTATTGACATGTAAATATTTTTGAGCTCTAGCTCTGTGAATCCACATGTGTCAGTGAGATTGGCAATGATCCTGTCACCTACAGCAACAATGACGGCATAGATAAGAACCGCTTCCATCTTTTTGTCATAGGCTTGATAGTCACCATCAAATAAGTTCCCATCTCCCTTAGATAGAAGATCGGTAGCCAAGTTGTGCCATTCCTTAGAATGTGCGTTAATACCAACTGCACACTCGAACTTACCAGGATTTCTTTGCACAACACGAATGAGGGATCCGAAGAACATCCGCATAACAATTACGAGGTCAGTTGGAGCCCCCATAAATATGCGTATTTTCCCTTGTGTGTTCTTCTCAGCTGCGCGAGCCTCGTCTTTTTCTGATCCACAGAAAATTGGGTTACAGCGCTCACCGCGACGATAAGTCGCAATCATTGTCTGAACTCGCGTAATCAACTCTTCATCCAAGTTGAAAACTCCAGCTTCAGGATCAAAGGTAATTTTCTCATTTTTGGGCTTCCTCCATGGGAATCCAAGACTTGTGTTCATAGCCAGGGAATTAACATAGTTAACTCCTTCAGCTCCACTAACAGCAGTATCAATGTCATAGAGCTGAATTAATTCAAGCTCATTCGCGTTCACATTCTCAAAGTAATGGCAAAGCGTTTTCCTTGCTAACCACTCAGCAGAAGCTGATGATATAAGGAGATTTGGTGCTGCCATATCCCTCATACCATGGTACCAAGGTTTCCAAGTACCGAGATTTGGCTTTTCATGAGTCGTTGACCATCCTTTTCCTTTGAAGAATGGACCCACACTGGTTTCGCTAACATTAGACTTCATGTTGCTGGTACCTGTGGACAAGGTGCCATATATGGCACAATTAGACTCGTCCAAGAAGAAGACTGGATCTCGCCGGTTGATAACGGGAAATAGATCAATCTTGCGTGTCTCACTCTGAAGTGAAACAACGCCTGAATCAATCATGATGAGATCTTCCACATCTTCTTTGAAGAGACGACTACAAAAAGCGCGATCATCAGCAACACGTCCAGCACTATGAATTCCCATCAGAGCTGGACCATAAGCAGTCCAACTAATTAGAGGACTACCACAGTCGCCGGCTCGAGTTGCGCAATCACTCCAGTACCCTTCAACATCTAGGATACTCAAGATACCACATGACACGTTCTTTGCGTCACGGTATCTAATCGTACCTTCAGGAGTACGACTTACATATGAGCCATGAGCTCGAGCGCTGAATCCCCTTCTAACTAGAAGGTGATCTATGCGCGCAGCAGGTGGGAAATTATTGATTTCAATCAATGTGATATCATCCAACACTTTCCTAATGCTGCGCTTATCCACTTTTATAGACGTATTGCGCGTACCAGCCTTAGCTGATGGCATGAATGTGCAATCCATTCTGAATATATCAGGACATCGGTCCAGAAGGTGACTGTTGATAGCGTAAATATTGCCACCTAAAGCAAGCATACAGTTGTTAAACACAGTATTAGTGCTTGTATACGGTGTAATAGCTATCACGTTACGGGAAACCAATTCAAGAACCTGGGAATTATCCAAGCCCTTCATCGATTTAGTCTGTCGAGACAATGTCAATGGTGAAAGATGAATGGAATCATTTGTCCACCTTGCAGCTTTCTTCTCATCCTTTGGAGTTGGTTTCATGAAAGAAAACTGAAGGGCTTCAGCTGTCTTGAGCATCTTGATAATCGCCACTGTCACGCCTAGTGTTGCTGAGATCAAAATGAATTTTTTTTGTCTCAATGCAAACTCTAAAAAGTTCGTTGCGATTTCACCAATCTCAGATCTTCGGGGA